GCTTTATCTGGGTCAACTGCAGTTTGTGATTTTGCAGACGTAAGTTATACTTCTGCTTCTTTCACAGCTAATGGTGCATTAATTTATAATGACGATCAATCTGACAAAGCTGTTGCAGTTATTGCTTTCGGTGGTGATAAAACAGTTTCTTCTGGAACATTTACAATTCAATTTCCAACAGCAGACGCAAGTAACGCAATAATTCGTATAGCGTAAGGAGGCCATCCTTATGGCCAATACTTGGAATAGATCAGGTACAACCTGGAGTCAAGGTCTTTGGGGTGAGCAAGACAGTAATATTATAACTTTAACTGGTGTATCATCTAGCACATCAATAGGAACAGTAGCATCTTTTGCAGAACAAGGTTGGGGAAGAGATGATTGGGGAAAAGAACCTTGGGGAGAAAGTTTTGATCCTGTAATTTCAGTAACAGGTTTTGGTCTTACAGTCTCTCTTGGTACAACAGAAGAATCAAATCAAACAGGTTGGGGAAGATTATCTTGGGGCACAGCTGACTGGGGTGAAGGTAGAGATGAAACTGTTTCTGTTTCTGGACTTGAAGCAACATCTACTTTAGGAAATATTACTACAGAAAATAAAATTTTATTAGAGATGATTGGTTCCAATCACTCTATGACAAGTAGTGTTGGTAGTCCACAAGTTGATGGTGAAATTGGTGTACCATTAACAGGTGTCTCAGCAGAATTTGCAACACCAACTTTATCATATGCTGGAACATTAGTTGGTTGGGGTAGAGACGCATGGGGAGATAATTCTTGGGGTGAGTCTCCTAATCAAGTTATTACTTTAGTAGGTAGAGAAGCAACAACAAGTGTTGGATCACCTACATTAGAATTTGCTTATGAATTATCAGGACAAGAAGCAACAACAAGTGTTGGTAGTGTTAGTTTTGTAATTAGTCCAACAGTTAGTCTTACTGGACAATCATCAACAACAAGTGTAGGAACTTTAGGGTTAGCATTTGGTGTTAGCACTGAACCAATATCAGGAGTAGCATCAACATCTGCTATAGGCACTTTAGGTTTAGAATTTGGTCCAAGTCAAATTACAGGTGTTTCTGCAACATTTTCTGTTGGAGAGTTAACTACAGGTGCTATAGAATTATTAGATTTAACTGGAGTATCTGCTACATCAAGTGTAGGAACAATATCACCTGCTGATGTAGTTGGATTAACAGGAGTATCTTCAACAACAAGTGTAGGATCTTTTACTATTGTAGATGTAACACAAGGATTGACAACAGATCAAATTACTTCTAGTGTAGGTATTATTGGAATTCAGGCGTACGCAAATATTGACACTGGCTCTAATACATCGTATACAGGTGTAACAACAGGATCAAATGATACGTATTCTGATGTTGCAACTGGATCAAATACAAGTTATACTGACGCTGCATAGGAGAAAAAATTTATGGCATCAACATACACACCTCTAGGAGTAGAACTTCAAGCAACCGGTGAAAACGCTGGTACGTGGGGAACGAAGACTAATACCAATTTAAGTATAATCGAACAAATTTCTGGTGGTTTTACACAACAAGCAGTTTCAGATTCTGGAGATACAGATCTTTCTGTATCTGATGGCTCAACTGGTGCAACTCTTGCACACAGAATGATTGAGTTTACAGGCACAATAAGTGCTGGAAGAAATGTTACTATACCTATAGATGTTCAAACTTTTTATTTTTTAAAAAATTCTACAAGTGGATCTCAAACTGTAACTTTTAAATATGTTTCAGGGTCCGGTGATAGTGTAGCAGTAGCTAGTGGAGTAACTAAAATTGTATTTGCTTCTGCAAACGATGGTACTAACCCTGATATTATTGATATGGGTTTTGGTACAGGTGATGTAACACTTACAGGAACACAGACTTTAACAAACAAAACTTTAACTGCTCCAAAAATTGTTGATGCAGGTTTCATTGCAGATGCAAATGGAAACGAACAAATTATATTTCAAACAACAGCTTCAGCAGTAAACGAATTAGAAGTAACTAATGGTGCAACAGGAAATCCACCAATCATAGGTGCAAGTGGAGAAACTAATGTTGATGTTCATATTAAACCAAAAGGCACTGGAGAAACTAGAATTGGAACTGGTGCTGCTGCAGCCACACTTACAACAAGTGGCACTCACGATTTAGTATTAGACACAAACTCTGGAACTAATTCAGGTTCAATTACAATAACTGATGGAGCAGATGGAAATATTAATATTGCACCAAACGGAAATGGTGTAGTTCAAGCGGGTGGTTCAGCGGTTAAAGTCGCTGGTAAAGAAACTATTTGGGTTCCAGCAACTGCTATGTATCCAAACACTACAAGTGGATGTGCAGATCTTGCACAAACAGAATTATCAAACGGTCCTGAACTTAAAACTTTAGACTTTGATAAATCTTCAGATGAATTTGCACAGTTTGCTGTTGCATTTCCAAAATCATGGAACGAAGGCACGGTAACTTTTCAAGCATTTTTTACAGCAAACTCAACAAATACTGGAACTACATCATGGGCTTTACAGGGAGTAGCGCTAGCAGATAACGGAGATTTAAATACTGCGTTTGGTACTGCAGTTGCACCTACAGCAAAAGCAATGAGTGGAACAGCAAACGATTTAGCAGTGACAGCAGAAAGTGGAGCCGTTACAATAGCGGGCTCACCTAGCACAGATGAATACGTTTTTTTTCAAATATCAAGAGACGTTTCAGCAGATGATTTAGACGCTGATGCAAAACTATTAGGTATTAAATTATTCTTCACTACTGATGCTGCTAACGACGCGTAAGGAAATAGAATATGAGAGATCTTAAAAATAAACTTACATCAGGTAAGAACACTAAAAATATAACAAGAAAAAAAAGTAAATCTTTTGGATACCAAATATTAGGGTTTGGTGGTGGAGCTCCTAAACTACCTATATTTACTAGCGCAACAGGTGGTTCTATTACTACTTGTGGAGATTATAAGATTCACACATTTACAGGCGGAGGTTGTTTTGTAGTTACAATAGGAAATGGTCCTACTGTAACAGGTGGTGGACCTAACAAAGTAGATTATTTGGTAGTCGCTGGAGGTGGATCGGGTGGTGGTGACCGTGGTGGCGGAGGCGGAGGAGGAGGACGAAGGTCTTCTTTTCCAAATGCTTGTGGACATTTAGTATTAACAAGTGGAACTTTTCCTATCACAGTTGGCTCTGGTGGATCTGGTGTAGGAGACAACTCAGTAGGAAACAAAGGTGGTGATTCAGTATTTTCAAATATAACAGCTACAGGTGGAGGTAGAGCGGGATCATCTCCATCTGGTAATAGTTCAGGAGGGGCTGGTGGATCAGGTGGTGGTGGATCCGGACCTGGCGCTAGTGGCGGTCCAGGTAATAACCCACCCACTTCAGATCCTGCAACACCTTCTCAAGGTAATAATGGTGGTAACAATCCAGCTCCTTTACCAGGCTTACAACAAGGTGGTGGTGGCGGAGGAGGCGGCGGCAGCGCTGGCGGAAACGGTGGACCAGGAAATGGTGGTAACGGAGGTAACGGAACTCAATTTCCAACTGGTATAGCTGTTCCAAGTTTAGGATCTTCAAGAACTTTTTCTGGTGGTGGCGGAGGTGGTAGAGATGGTAGAACAGGTGGATCTGCAGGGAGTGGTGGAAACGGTGGTGCTAGTGGCGGACAATCTGGTAACGGACCAAGTTCTGGCACAGGAAATGCACCTGCAAATAGTGGAAGCGGAACTGGAGGAAGAGGAGTTGACCCTAATGGAGGAACTTCTGGTAATGGAGGATCTGGAGCAGTTGTAATAAGATACAAATTCCAGTAATATAAATTATGGCACATTTTGCAAAAATAGATCCAGATACAAATTTAGTTTTAACAGTTGTAGTTATTAATAATTCTGATTGTGTAGACTCTAATGGTGTTGAACAAGAATCTATTGGTCAAGCTTTTTTAGAAAAATCTGGTAATTGGCCAGCTGCTAATTGGATTAAAACATCTTACAACACTAAATTAAATCAATATTGGGAACCTAATGGTATTGATTTAGCAGCAGATCAATCTAAAGCATTTAGAGGAAATTTTGCAACGGTAGGTGGTGAATGGGATCCTACAAATCAAATTTTTTGGAATATGAAACCTTTTCCTTCTTGGGTTAAAAATGTTTCTACTGCTCAATGGGAATCTCCCGTTGGACCAAAACCTAGTCTAACCTCTGAGCAAGTAAATAGCACTACTCATGATTATGTGCGTCAGTGGGATGAAGAAAACACAACTTGGAATATAATAGAAACTCCAAAACAACCAACCCTTACATCAGAACAACAAGCGGCTGGACAGTATTATACCTATAACCCTGATAATAATAGTTGGGAGTTGCAAACTCCATAAAATCATATATAGTGGTAAGTGGTATGCACAAGAAAGTATTAAACAAATTAGATTTCTACTATGGCGATGTTAAAATGCCAAAAGGATTTGAGATAGATAGAGTCTTTTTAGCTATTGATATTTTTAAATCAGAGATCTGTGGAATGGATTTAAATTTTTCTAGACCTTTTGATATGTTAAATAAATATATTATAGAGTATTTTAATTTAAATTTTAAAAAACCAATTTTTAATTCATCATATTTTGGTAATATTTATTATCCAAATGAGTCTTCTTTTCCTATCTCTAAATCTAATGATTGTGAGTATGTAATGATATACTGTATTAAAATAGAACCAGACTCTTCCTCACTAAGAATTTTTTATGAAGATAAAAATAATTATCACGATGAGTTTCTTGAAGATAATAAATTTATTATGATTCCAAGTTCTCAAGATTATTTCATTTCACACAATAGAAGTAGTGACATGAATATTATTTTAACAATAAAATATAAAACCAAAATATGAATTTAACTAATTATTATTGGTGTTTTAAATCTGTCTTAACACCTCGTTTTTGTGATGAAGTAATTGAATACGCTAATTCACAGAAAGAAGTAATGGCTAGAACTGGGGATTATGCAGATAAAAAATTAAATAAAGAAGAAGTTAAAAATTTACAACTTAAAAGAAAATCAGATTTAGTATGGTTAAACGATGCTTGGATATATAAAGAAATAACACCCTATGTTAAAAAAGCTAATATAAATGCAGGTTGGAATTTTGAATGGGATGAGTCAGAACAATTTCAATTTACAAAATATAAATTAAATCAATTCTATGATTGGCATTGTGATAGTTGGGATAAAACGTATGGCAATGGTAAAATTAGAAAACTTTCTGTAACTTGTCAATTATCAGATCAAACAGAATATAAAGGTGGAGAATTAGAATTTGATTTTAGAAATTACGATCCTCATATGAGAGATGAATTACACCATGTGCAACAAGCAAAAAATGTTTTAACAAAAGGATCTATTATTATTTTTCCATCTTTTGTTTGGCACAGAGTTAAACCTGTAACAGAAGGAACTAGATATTCTTTGGTATTATGGAACTTAGGAAAACCTTATAAATAAAATGAATAAAGAAGAACATTTTAAAACACCCATTTGGTGGGAAGAAAAACCAGACTTTGTTGGATCTCTTAATAAAGTATCCAATAAATATATTAAAGAAGCTAAAAAAAGAAATAAAAAATTTATAAAAGAAAACGGAGATTTTGGAGTATCACATCATTCAACACAACTACTCTCTGATAATTCTTTTTTAGATTTTAGAAAATATATAGGTGCAAAGTCTTTTGATTTTTTAGATGATCATGGTTATGATATGAGTCAATATGATTTAATATTTTCAGAAATGTGGGTTCAAGAATTTTCTAAAAAAGGTGGAGGACATCACAGTGCACATATACATTGGAATCAACATGTGTCAGGTTTTTATTTTTTAAAAGCTAGTGATAAAACATCTTGTCCGATATTTCATGAACCAAGAACAGGTGCACGTTGTACGAAATTAAAAATGAAACCAGATTTATCTAATAGTTTAAATAACGGCATAGAGTTAGTAAACTTTGTTGCAAGACCTGGAGTGTTAATAATATTTCCTGGTTACTTAGAACATGAATTTACAGTTGACCATGGTAAAGAACCTTTTAGATTTATACATTGGAACATGACATCAATTCCAAAAGGGATTTTAAAGAATGATTAAAGTAGTTGATGATTTTTTAGACAAAGAGTATTTTAAAGAAATACAAGACACAATGCTTGGAGGTCAGTTTCCTTGGTTTTATAATCCATACATAACTGATGATGAAGATAAAAAAGATAAGTATTATTTTACACACAATTTTTATGACAGTAAATTATATGTAAATAGTAATTACTTTAATTTACTTATAAAATTTTTAAATCAAATAAATAGTAAAAGTATTATTAGAGTTAAAGGAAATTTATATTTGAATAAAGGTAAAAAAGAAATACACAGATTTCATAAAGATTTTTCCTATAAACATAAAGGATGTCTTTTATACATAAACGATAATAATGGTTTGACTTATTTTAACAAAGAAGAAATTAAACCTAAACCTAATAGAATAGTTTTTTTTGACCCTAGTAAAGATCATGCAAGTAGTCTACCTACAGATGATAACAGAAGAATAAATATTAATGTTAATTACTTTTAAAAATGATTAAAGAACATAAATTTGCAGATAAAACTTTTATAGGGGGATGGTATATTTCTGAAAAATTATGTGATGAAATAATAAAATATTATGAAGATAATGAACCTAATTGGAAAACAGGTGTTGTGCATCACAAAGGTAATAGTTTACACATAAACAAAGAATCAAAAGATTCTACAGATTTACATGTTAGTCCTTATTGTGAAGATGAACCTATTATTACATATAGAGAACAACTTTCTAAAATGATAAAATTATATGAAAAAAAATATCCTATGCTTTCATGTTATGAAACTTACAATGTTTATGAGTGGTTTAATATTCAAAAATATAAAGCAAAGGGTGGTTTTAAACGATGGCATTGTGAAAGAAATTCTAAAAGTCTTTCATCAAGAGTTTTAGTTTTTGCAACTTATCTATATAATATAAAAAATGGTGGAACAGAATTTAAATATTTAAATACAACTGTGCCTTCAAAAAAAGGATTAACTGTTATATTTCCAACAGATTTTACACACACTCATAGAAGTGAAATATGTAATCAAGAAAAAATGTTACTTACAGGATGGTTAGGATTTAATAATGAGCTTTAAAAAAAATAAATATACAGTTATTAAAAATGCAATTAGTAAAGATTTAGCTACATTTCTTGCTAATTATTTTGTTATTAGAAAACAAGTTTATGATACTTGTATGAAAGCAAAATATATATCACCTTTTGAAAATGCTTTTGGTGGTTATGAAAAAGGTAATCAACAAGTACCACACACATATGCTCACTACAGCGATGTTGCTTTTGAAACATTAATGTTAAAAGTACAACCTATTATGGAAAAAGAAACTAAATTAAAATTAAACCCAGCGTACACATATGCTAGAATCTATAAAAAAGGTGATGAACTTAAAAGACACAAAGATAGATTTAGTTGTGAAATATCTACTACTATAAACATAGGAGGAGACCCTTGGCCTATATATTTAGAACCATCTGGTGATGTGAATAAAAAAGGCATAAAAGTAGATTTAAATCCAGGAGATATGTTGGTGTACAGGGGATGTGATCTAGAACATTGGAGAGAAAAGTTTAAAGGTGAAGAGTGTGTTCAAGCTTTTTTACATTATAATGATGTAAAAACAAAAGGAGCTAATCAAAATATTTTTGATAAAAGGCCACATTTAGGTCTTCCATCTTGGTTTAGAGAATGATATAGCATTATAATGGAGGCAGTGTACCACCACATACCACGCTGTCTCCTTTATAATGCTACTCGTTGATATTAGCATAATGATATAATATAATAGGGGCCTTATGTTACAAAAAATTGGATTTCAGCCAGGTATAAATAAACAGATCACACCTACAGGAGCAGAAGGTCAGTGGGTAGATTGTGATAATGTTAGATTTAGATATGGCACACCCGAAAAAATAGGTGGTTGGAATCAATTAGGGACTTTAAATGAGAATGAGTTGACTGGTGCAGGTCGAGGACTGCATCATTTTATTAATAGTTTAGGTAGAAAGTATGCAATTATTGGTACAAATAGAATATTGTATGCTTTTTCTGGTGGTGTATTTTATGACATACACCCTATTCAAACTACAACTACGCTTACAAACGCATTTAGCACAACCAACGGATCACCAACTATAACTATATCTTTTCCTAGTGCACACAATTTAGTTGAAGGTGATATACTTTTAATGGACAATTTTACAACAATTACAAATTCAAATTTTAGTGCATCTAATTTTGACAACAGAAAATTTATGGTTGTTACTACACCAACCAACATAACAGCAACAATTACAATGGATTCAAATGAAACTGGTTCTGGTGCTACAACATCCGGAGGTATTAGAATACAAAAATATTACACTGTTGGTCCAGCTGTACAAGCAAAAGGTTTTGGTTGGGGTCTAGGGTCTTGGAGTGGTCAGGCAGCAGGGGCTAATACAACAACTCTTAATGGAGCTTTAGGAAACAACGCATTTGGAACTGGAGGATCAGGAACATCTATTACACTAACAAGCACTGCTAACTTTCCAACTTCTGGTACAAATTTTATTAAAGTAGGAACTGAAGAAATATCTTACACAGGTGTTTCAGGAAATGATTTAACAGGAATTACAAGAGCGGTTAGAGGAACAACAAGAGCAGCTCATAGCGACGGTGCAACTGTTACAAATACATCTGATTTTGTTGCGTGGGGAGAGGCTGCATCAGGAGACTTAGTTCTTGAACCAGGGATGTGGTCACTAGATAATTTTGGTGATAAAGCAATTTGTTTAATTCATGATGGTGCAGTATTTTCTTGGGATTCTAGTTTGTCAAACGCAACAGATACAAGAGCAACAATTATAACCGGTGCACCAACTGCATCAAGACATATGATAGTATCAACTCCTGACCGTCACTTAGTATTCTTTGGAACTGAAACAACCATAGGAACACCTAGCACACAAGACAATATGTTTATTAGATTTTCAGACCAAGAAGATATAAATACATACACACCTACAGCAACCAACACAGCTGGCACACAAAGACTGGCTGACGGATCACAGATCATGGGAGCTATCAGAGGTAGAGATGCAATTTATGTTTGGACTGATACAGCATTATTCACACAACGTTTTGTTGGTCAACCATTTACGTTTGCGTTTGCACAAGTTGGAACCAACTGTGGACTTGTTGGACAAAATGCTTGTGTTGAAGTTGATGGTTCTGCATATTGGATGTCAGAAAATGGTTTCTTTAGATACGCTGGTAAGTTAGAGTCACTACCTTGTCTAGTAGAAGACTTTGTCTATGATAGTATAAATTTAGAATCCGGTAACCAAATGGTATCAGCTGGATTAAATAATTTGTTTGGTGAAGTTACTTGGTTTTATCCTGAGACGGGTTCTTCTGTAGTTAATAGACAAGTAACTTACAACTATTTTGATTCATCACAACAAAGACCTGTATGGACAGTTGGTTCTTTAGCAAGAACTATGTGGAGAGATTCTGCTGTATTTGGTTTACCACACGCTTTAGAATATGATGCAAGCACAGATACATCTTTTGATGTTGTAGGAAACACAGAGGGTAGAACAAGTTACTATGAACACGAAACAGGAACTGATCAAAATAGAAATAGTACAATAACTGCTATAACAGCAAACATATTATCGGGAGATTTTGATATTACACAAGCAAGAGCACAATCAGGTCAACAAACAGGTGTTGCAACATTTAGAGGAGATGGTGAGTTTATAATGAAGATAAGAAGATTTATACCTGATTTTATTTCACAAACTGGAACTACTAGGATAACACTAGAATTAAGAAATTTTCCTAATGATTCTCAATCAAGTTCTTCACTTGGTCCATTTGATGTTACAACATCTACACAGAAAGTGGATACTAGAGCAAGGGCTAGAGCTATTGCATTAAAAGTAGAAAATACAACAACAAGTCAAAGTTGGAAGTTAGGAACTTTTAGACTAGACACACAACCAGACGGAAGAAGATAATGGCAAAAATTGTACAAGTTTTAACGAGACCTTCACCTGAATATGATTTAGGAACAGCTGAAGCACAAGTAAGAGATCTTGATGCGGTTGTAGAAAAATTAAATACAACGTTTCAAGAGGAATTAAAAGATGAGGTAGAAGCACAAAACTTCTTTTTAAATTAATGGCCAATAGTTTTATAAATAAAAAAGTAGATTTAACTACGACAGATTTAACTACACTATACACAGTGCCTAGTTTTAAAGCTGCTGTTATAAAATCATTATTAATATCTGAAGACGCTGGATCAGGTTCTACTATAACTATAACACTGGTAAATGCTAGTGGTACTGTTTTTAATTTGTTTAAAGACAAAGCGATAGCATCTAAAGCAACAACAGAACTTTTATCTCAACCTTTAATTATGGAGGAAAGTGAGGTATTAAAAGTACAAGCTGCTGACGCAAATGAATTGCACGTCATAGCTTCTATATTAGAAATCCAACCAAGAGAGGTAGTATCGTAATGATAGAGTTAAAACCAGCAAAAGTAGAAACAACGTATAGACACAAGGAAACTGGAGAGCTTTTTAAGGAAAAAAAAGACTGGGAAGCTAAAGGTTATAAGGCAGAAGACATGGCTCAAGATGTAAATGTCGTGATGCCAAGTCTTGATTTATTTGGAAAAACAAAATAGAATAGAACGATGGCAATTTCAAGAATGCAAACACCAAGACAATTATACGGAATAGGAAGCTTTGTTAAAAAGCTTACTAGAAAAGTAACTAGACCATTTACAAAAGTAGCTAGCAAATTAGTACCAAAAGAAATAGCTGGTATCATGAGAGTTGCAGCACCTTTTGTTGGTGGACCTGCAGGAACTTTAATGTATTTAGCGGGAACAGCTAAACAAAAAGGTAGAATAAGTCCTATGGATTTAGCATTAACGGCTGCACCTTTTATTGGTGGAAGGACTTTACCAACAACAGGAAGATTTTCAAAATTTGTTCCTGAAGGTTTAAGAGGACAAACTATAAAATCAGCAATAGGTCAAACTCCTCTTCCATTTACAGATAAAAATTTACAAGAATTTTTAGTTGGTAGTGAGAGTGGAGTTACAGATGATATGACAGGTATATTTGGCTCTGGAGGTAAAATGTTTAAAATTGGTAGTGATGATGTACGTCTATTTGACACCAAAGCAGGACAAACATTATTTGCTAAAGAAAAAAAAGGAAAATTTGTACCAAGCTTTACAAAAATAGGAGCACAAGCAATAAGCGCTGCTGATTTTATTAATACAAAAAAACAAGCAGAAGAGTTTAACAGGCTTGCTGGTGAAGAAATAATAGATACAGAAACAGGCGATATTATTAACACAGAAGCTTATGAAAAATTTTTAGAACGATTAAGTTCATTGGATCCAGAAACATTTAGAGTTCCTGAAAGACTTAGATTAACTGCTAGAGGTGGTGGTTTAATGAGAACTAACTTTGCAATGGGTAGTAATGAAGATCCAAAACCATTACCAGAAGATCCGACAAAACCAGTAAACCCTTTTGGACCAAAACCAATTAAACCATTAGGTGACATGAAGATGGCTGGTATGGATAGAAAGATGGCAGCCCAAATGTTAGCAGATGAATTAGCTGAAGAAGAATTTGGCATGGATTTTTATGACCTTGATATACGAACACAAATGAAAATATATCAAATAGCATTAGATATGATTGATGAAGGAGGTGGTAATGCTATGGGTGGACTACCAAATAACAGAATGAATTTTGCTCTTGGAACAAGGCCCACGGCTCAAGAATCTGGTTTAGGAGGGCTTCCAATTGAAGCAGATATGAGGTATACTGGTGGCTTCATGCCATACGGTGCAAAAGAAAAAGCCGATGACGTGCCTGCAAGATTAAGCAAAAACGAATTTGTATTTACTGCTGATGCTGTGAGAGCAGCAGGTGGTGGTAGTGTTCAAAAAGGTGCACAAAAAATGTACAACACTATGAAACAATTAGAAACAAAACCTGAAGCGAAAGGGATGATGTCATAATGGCTGAAACAGTACAAAAAACAATAACACAAGCACCGGAATATTTACAACCGGGTATTGAAAAATTTTTAGATCTTTCAACAGCGCAAGCTGGTGATGCAATTGATACATCAAAATTTGCACCATCAGTTGTAGGACTTGGAGCGTTACAACAACAAGCTCAACAACAAGCAGCGACACAAGCTGGTCTTGGTACATTACAATTTGATCCAACAACAGGTGCTGTATCAGGTGTAACAGGTCAAGGTGTTGCGGGATTTCAACCTTTTTTACAAACAGCACAACAAACAATGGGTGGTGTGCAGCCTTTTATTACGGCAGCTCAAGGTCAAACTGGACCTCAAGCATTTAAATCGTTTGAATCACCATATCAAACGGCAGTAAGAGACGCTACACTTGCATCATTTGATGAGCAAGCAGAAGCAAGAAGACAAGGTATTAGAGATCAAGCAGC